AGCTAAGATTGCAGCTCCAACAGGAACTACTGCTTTAGCAGCTTTTTTTAATTTTTTTCCAAGTTTTTTTAACATAGTGTCTCCTTTGTATACTATCTTCTAGGTCCTTTCAAGATCCTAATATCTTTTTGTTTAAACCTATCATTTTCTATCTTTGCTTCAATACCCATCTGTGTTTTTTCTAAAGATGTATCAGATCTTAGCTCTGCTAATTCTTCATTTTGTGCTAATTTATCTTCATGTTGACCTTGATTCATCATAGCCTTCATTCTGTCTAAATTAATCTTTTCTTGACCTTCAGTCTCTTTTCTTCTGTCATCCATAGCTTTGAGATCAAGTTCTCTTGCTTTTAATTTAGCAATTGGGTCGTTTCCTAGTTGACCCATGATCTTATTCTCTTCTTCCATAAATTCTTGTGTCATTTCTGCAATAAGTTTTGCTTTTCTAGACTCCATAGACAACTGCATACCTAATAACTGTTGTTGTATTTGCATAAACTGCGGAGATTGTTGCATTTGTGGCCCTTGCGCCATTAATTGTTGCATAACTTGTTGCATTTGCATTGTTTGTGCAATTTCTTCTCTAAATTCTACTTCAATTTGCTCTTGTGCCATTAAACTTATGTGTTCAAAAATATTTTTCTCTAATGCACCTAAAATCATCGGATTATTTCGTGCAATATTCGTTGACATAAAGTTTAAATGCGAAGTTATGTGCGCTTGATGGTCTTGACCTTTAAAAGCTTGGAAAGGTTTGCCTGTCATTGCTAAAATATTCTCTTGTGCAGGGTCAATTGGCTGAGGTGGCTGAGGCGGAGGCAAGATTTTATCAATATCTCTTACTCCAATTGCAGTATACATCGCTCTGTACGCTTCATATAGGTTATGAATTTGCGGATTTGACTGTGCAAGTTGTAATTCTGTTTGTGCCATCGTAATTCTTTGTGATTGTGAAAAAATATTTGGGTCTGCTATAGGTAAAATATCTACTTTGTCGTCAAAATCTGCAACTTTTATGTTTCTTTGACCTCCAACTACATCGTAAGGATACTCAGGTGGTAAATAAGTTTTAAAAATTCCTGCTAATAATTTAAATTCACTTTTCATCGCCACATACAATCTTTTATGTATGGCTGACATGACCCTGGAGCCTCGCTCTAAAAGGGCAATAGTCGTTCCAACAGCTGCCTGTTGGTTGCCGTCACCGACTTGCATGTCAGCTATGGCGGCAAATCGTTGTCCTGCTTGTACCACAATACCCATCAACGACAATAAAGTCTGTGATGGTTCTTTAAATGGTAAAGGCATAAACGCATCTCTGATGTTTCCACCAGGTGCATCGACATCTCTAAATTCGCCGGGTTGTATAGACTGTGCTTCGTCTCTTACCCTGATACCACGCTGTTTAAATCCTGCAGGTAAATTACTTAAAGTACCTGCATCTAATAATTGTCTTAGAGCTGTTGTGGCAGTTCGTGATAAACCACCAATCATGTGTATTAAACCAAAACCATAAAAACCTAGTCCTGGTAAAAATTTAAAGTGAACAAAGTATTGTATCTTTGTTCTTGTAGGATCATCTGGTTGATAATTTCTTCTAATAGATAAAATTTCTCTAGAGCCCATTTCTAATGTTACAATGTAAGGTAATTTAATTCCTGTTGGTTCTCCGTCTTGACCTATATCTTCAAATCCTTCTAAATCTAAATCAGTATGACACTCAACAATAGAAAACATATCTTCTTGTCTTGTTTTTGTAATACCTTCTAGTTCTCTTTCCTTTTTCTCTACTTCTGTTTCTTGATCGTAACCAGGTTTGATATCTACGTCTCTATAAAAACCTGATACTTGTTGTTTTCTTAAATCGTTCTCTGACATCTTTAATGTGTGACACACCGCTTCTGCATCTTCTAAAGATGACGCTGTGTAAGGCACGATTAAATCATCAGCCGGTACGAATTTGGAAACGGCTCTACCTAAGAGCTCATCATAATAGACTTTCTTAAAAGTAGAGCCGCTAAGAGGGAGATAAAAAAGCATTTGATCGAACTCGGGTTCATACTCCTTCATCTTATCCATGAGCTGATAGTTCATGAAATCTTTTACTCTAACAGATTGTTCTTCTTTTGCTCTGTCAGGTTTTCCCATGATCTGTGTATGTACAGGTCCTGTTGCGGGAAGTAATTCTTTGTAAGCTTGTGCTTGAAACTGTGTTACCGCTTCTGCTAGTACAGGGTGCGTGGCACCGGAAGCGCCTTGAAACGGTTGTGTTGGATTTTCGTATTTAAATCCTAATAAATCTAAACCTTTAACATAAGAGTCTTCCCAATCTTTTCTAGATTGTTTGTACTGCATATAATTTTCGTAAAGTGTACTTGCTAAATCGCCTAAAACTTCATCGGGTAATAAATCAGCTAAGTTATCAAAATGACTTTCAGTACCTGCTTGATTAACTGCACCAGGTTCAAAATTAATTTCAGCACCACCATCATCAGTTTGTGTTACTTCAATATCATCAGGTGACGGTATTCTATCTTCGGTAACTTCTGTTTCTGTTGCTGCGATTTCTTCTTCGCCAGGTACTTTTATTGTTTGCTCAACGTTAGGAAGAGCTTTATCTATATTGTCGTCTGCCATTTAATTTCTCCGAGTTCTTGATTGTTTTAACTTGTTTTGTAGGAACATTCAAGCCCTGTGGGTTTGGCCCACTTCTAGGTGGGATTAGGTTAGTTTTAACGTGTTGCATATTTGCAACAAGTGTTTTGTTTGTTTTACTCATCTTTATTCAAAAGGTTGTAAACAAACCCTCTGCCTTCTGTGTATTTTTTATATTGATCATATCCTTCATACCCTAAACTTAATGCAAGTCCAGGTAATCCTAAAAATTTAGATCCTGCTCTAATGGTTGCTGGATTCATTCCTAATCTTAAAGCTTTAGATAACATACCCGTTGGATTCATTCCTCGTGTTGCCTCTTTAGTTAAAGTTCCTGCAAATGCTGGACCTAAATAATTTAATGGATCAGTTGCAATATCTTCTGCAGACTCACCTTCATAAACTTGTCTAGCAACGTTTAATGGTGTAGTTGCCGCTATACCTAAGGGTGTAGCAAATCCAGATAACGCTTTTCCAACCGGTCCTAATCCTGCTCTTACAGCACCAAAACCTTTTTTCTTTCTAGCATCAAATAATTTTTTAGAACCAGGAACCGCAGCTGCAGCTAAACCTAGTTCTGCACCTATTGCAGACTCATCCAATAATTCTGGTGCATCACCAACTGCTGCTTGTCTTTCTTCTCGTTCTAATTGATCCGCTGTTTCAAGGATCATAGCGTTAGCTTGTTTGTTGTTTGTTAAATACGTTTCTGGATCATCGTTTCTAAAAGCTTTGACCAGGGCTCCGGCGCCTGCGCCAACTCCTGCTGTAACTGCAAATGTTTTTCCTTTGGCTGCAAAATTTAAAAAAGATCTAGCTGCATTTCTAACTTTACCTAATGCTGCTGATGTTGGTTTAATTTCTTCTAATGCAGTTGCTGCTTTAATTGGATCTGCTTCAATAGCTGCTGCACAAGTTTTAGATATACCACCTGTACTGTAATCAAGTATTGATCTACAAGCTTGTGGTGCTCTCTTAACTGCATTAACTAATTTTTTAAATAGAGAAAAGTATGGTATACTAACAGCAAATGAGCCAATATTTCAATCTTCTAAAAAAGTACCTCTATATGGAGAAACTAGAAACGATATGCTTATAAGAGAATTGCTAGGAAGAGGATATAACAGAAAAAGTATTATGAAAGTAGAAAGTACTTATGATGGTATACCTGATGGTAATAGCTTTCTTGTTAAAGGATTAAAAGAAAAAGATGCTATTGAATTAGCCTCATTATTTGGACAAGAATCTGTTGCTACCAATAAAGGTTTATTAACAGTAGCTAGACCTAAAAAAGGTAAAGCTATGCTGTACGAAAGACACCCAATTACAGATGACATCTTAAGAGATAAGTCTGGTAAACCTATACCAAAAGGTAGAGGAGTAGAGGGGTACAGAAGTGGAACAGAACAGTTTCAAATAGATGATATTTCTTATGCACCAAGAAAGAAAACTATTATATATGGAAGCAAAGCAAAAGAACAATGGGCATTTACAGAACTAACATCTTCAGGAAATAAACCTTTAGCGTTTTCATTAGATTTTGATATGAAGAAAGGTCCAGTATCTAGTAAATTTAAAATAGGTAAAGTTACTGAGGCTGCTCAACGAGCAGGAGATATATTTGTCATGAAGAAATATAAAGGTGATAGAAAACAGATATACAGAGCTGTAAAGGAAGCAGAACAAAATATAGGTATTGCTAATTCTAATAATACATTAAAC